GCTTCGGCTCGTCCCTGTGCCGGAGGTTGTGGATAAGGATCGCCTGGTTGGCGAGGATCGTGATGAGCCAGACCACTTCGGTGATCGCCATCTCGAAGTTCTCGCTCTTCATGAGTTTGTCGCCCAGGTTCTCAAGACCGCCGTAGCGGCCGGCGATCTCCTTGGTCGCTCTGGTTGTGAGGATCAGTTCGTAGTCCTCGCCGCCGATGTTGATGACAGAACTTCTTTCGTTAGCCATGACCGTCCCTCCTTAAGAATCCAACCCGCCGGGCAGGTTGATGGGGTTCAGATTCAGATCGCCCGCCGGTTCATACACTTCGCTGTACCATCCGTCGATGACAGACTGGTCGACGCCTTCCGTACCTTCCGTGACCTCGGCTTTCCAGGGATGCTTGCCGAACGCGTCCACCTTGTTCCGGCGCATGATGGTGCCTTCGATGGTGGGTGTGGAGAAGGTGATGGAATCGCCCTTCGTGGCGAGGTTGGTCGCAGGGATGCCGAACTTCACGCGGTAGAGCCAGTAGTAGCGGTATTTGCCGTTGGACTTCTTGGCGCGGAAGCCGACCGCCACAGGATCGCCGCCGTCTTCGGACGCGGAGATCACCACGCCGTTCAGATCGATGGTGGAGCCGGTCAGATCTCCGGCCACAGCTGCGCCGATGTCATCGACGCCCAGGGACAGAGTGCCGGACTTGAATTCCTTGACCACCTCGGCAGCGCCGTCATCCGCGTAGAGGACGGCTTCGTTCAGTTCCACGGAAAGGTCTGCGGTCATCGCCTTGGCAAGCACCTGCGGAGTGCCGTAGGTTTCATTGCCGTTATCGTCTTCCGTGATCTTGGAGTAGAACAGTTTATCAAGACCGATCGTTGCCATGTTTCATTCCTCCGTTTCATAGAATTTGGCCACATCCACCGTGTAAAGGTGGTAGCCCGTATCGGTTTCATATCCGTTGTACCTTCTGTCGGTGATGGTGTAATCGCCGTTCAGAAGGATACGGACGAGTTGTTTTTTGGCGGCTGTATAGCTGCCCTTTGTAAAAATGGAAACGCGGACTTCCTGAATCTCCACGCCTGGAAGATTGTCGGCGTGAAGGTCGAAGGTGTCCGCAAGCGGAGTCAGCACGATGTACCGCTCCGGGGCCTTGTCCGTCATGGCACCTGTTTCCACGGGAATGCCGAGCGCGGAAAGGTCATTTTTCAGTTCAGACAGCAGACTCATTTTCCGACCTCCTCCTCAAGAGCGCGCTTCATCGCCTCGATACAGGCGGAGCGTGACGCGGACTTGGCGGGTTTGAGGAACGGCTTGGGTGCCTGCCCGTGTCTGCCGTATTCCAGGATATTGGCGATCTTGGCGTTGGAGTCGCCGTCACGGCGCGGTTCGGCGAAGCCGACCTTCACGTTGTGGTTGCCGTTTCTGTCGAGCCTGACGCCGGAAGTACCGAGCGCGGCCAGGAGCTGCCCGGTGGACCGGGATCTTTTCTTCGTGCCTCTGCCGATGACGCCCGCGAGATTGGAGCGTACCTTTGCCTCCACGATCTCCGCGCCGGCGTTCAGTACCCGTTCCGCCATACCGTCCTCGTCTTTCGCAAGGCGGGACAGCTTTTCCAGGAACTCGTCAGGCATTTTGATATCCGCTTTAGCCACGGCTTGCCACCACCTTCCTCGCAAGGATCTCCGTGTACATCCCGCGGCCTTTCACATCCTCCACGGAGATGATGTTGAACCGTTCGCCATCACAGACGAGCAGCTGCTCCGTTGTGATCTTTAGCCCGGGTACAGCCCGGAGCCGGAAAAGGTCCGTGGCGTCGGAGAACGCGGCGAGGTTCGCCCAGCGTTCCGAGCCGTGCCGGCCTTCCCGGTAGACGCGAACGGAGGCGAGGGTCACTTCCCGGTCGGAAGCGAAGCCCTCGTCATCCGTCACTCGACGGTTTTCGACAATATCCGCCATGCGGTTCATCTTTCCGAAGCTCATGTCACACCTTCCAGTCCCGGTCAAGCCGAAGAAGCAGATTGACCGTGTTCCAAACCTGCTGGGCGGCCTGCGGGTTGTCGGCGAAGAAGCCGCCCGTTGAACCGTCCCTGGATTCGTAGAAGTGGCTTGCCAGCATGATCACCGCCTGTTCTGTGGTAGGCGGCATCTCATTGCCGGAGTAGTAGCCCTCCCGGATGTGCTGATAACTTTCGGCATAGGAAACGGCCGCGGTGATGTAGCCCTTCAGCAGATCATCGTCGGCCGTATGGTCAAGAATAAGGTTTGCCTTGACTTTCTCCAAAAGAGCGTCCATCACCGCGACCTCCTTTCAGATCAGTTGCCGGAGGCGGCGGTGCCCTTGACCTTCAGCAGTTTGACCGCCTCGGGAAGGACCAGCTTGCCGTCCACGCGCTCCTTGGCGACGAAGCCGACCATGCCGTTGCCCGCAAACAGTTCCTTCAGTTCAGCGAAGGAGCGGGTGCCTCTGTCGCCGATGTTGTAGTAGGAGAAGTCACCGAAAGCCAGACAGGGCTTGCCGGCTGCGGGTTCGGGGAAATACGGAGAGGTGTAGATCTCGTAGCCCAGGCAGCGGTCAGGCTCACCTGCCTGCAGAGCGGGCTGCCACAGATACTGACCGTTCTCGTCCTTCAGCTTGCGGAGGGCGGCGACGCACTTGTCGTTGGTCAGGAACACAGCCTTCTTGCGGTAGGGGCGCTTGAGGGAGTACACCAGGTCGATGACGTCATCGGCGGTAACAGACGCTCCGGCAGTAGTCTTGCCGACTTCAGCGCCGCCCGTAGCGGCCAGGATGCCGAGAGGCTGACCCACGCCGGTACCGTTGATGAAGGCGTCCTCCTCGGCGTTGGACAGAGCCTTGCCGAACTGCTCGATGAGGTAGTTCTCCAGGCGGAAAGCGTTGTCATAGAGAAGCTCTTCGGTGACTTTCACAGCCACGTGCAGCTTGTGGGCGTCGAGGATGATCTGGTCGAAGGTGGCGTCACCGAAGGTCAGTGCGCCGCCTTCCTCGATCCACGCAGCGGCGGGCTTGGTGGCGGCGATGTTGATCTTATGCTCGCCGGAAGTGGTGATGCGGGTGCCGAGACGGCGCATCACATTGTCCTCGGTGAGGATGTCGATGAGGCGGGAGTCGTACTCGTCAGGGACGAGGTAGCCGCCGTTGGCGTCGATGCCCTCCTGCAGGACGTTGCTGATCTGACGGAAGTTGGTACGGAGGGCGGTCAGCATCGCCTTTCTGTACTCGTCGGAGGCGCGGCCGGTCTTCTGGGGCTTGTCCTCCATGCCGCCGTTCATGGGCTTCGCGGTGATGGGAGTGCTGACGGGCTTCGCCATCTCGGCGTCCATAGCCTCCATCGCCTGCAGACGCTCGATCTCGGCGCTGTAGTTTCTGACCTTCTGCTCCATCTCGGCATAGGTCCTGGCGTCGGCCTCGGAAAGCAGACCGTCCTTGTCGCGGCGGCTCTCCACAAACGCCTTCGCAGCGTTCCAGGCCTGGTTTCTCTTCTCGATCATTTCAAGAGTCTTGTTCATGGTCTTTACCTCCAGTTTTTCATTAGATTGAGCCGCTCCATCAGGGAATCGGCCTTGACCTTGGGCTGTTCGTTCATTTTGGGTCTGGTTTTGCATTTGGCGGCGATCTTATCCATAAGGCTGTTCACGACCGCCGCTTCGGAGAACGCTTCACCGTCCTCCTCGGGAATGAGGTCTTCCTCGACCTCGATGGCTTCCGCGCGCTGCATGATTTCGTCGGCGAAACCCAGTTCGACAGCCTTGCGGGCGTCCATCCAGGTCTCCGCGTCCATGAGATGAGAGAGCTTCGCGCGGGAAAGCCCGGTCTTGATCTCATAGGCGTTGATGATGCTGTCCTTGACTTCGGTGAGCATGGCGATGGCTTTCTCCATTTCCGCCGTATCGCCCATTGCGATAGTGGCAGGATTGTGGATCATCATCATCGAAACCGGCGAGACAAGTACCTTCGTTCCCGCCATCGCGATGACCGACGCCGCCGACGCAGCGATGCCGTCGATTTTGACCGTAACGCTGCCCCTGTAGTCCATCAGCATGTTGTAGATCTGAGCCGCCGCAACGCAGTCACCGCCAGGGGAATTGATCCAGACCACGATGTCTCCGGTCCCGGCGTTCAGTTCATCTTTGAAAAGCTGCGGCGTGACGTCGTCGTCAAACCAGCTTTCCTCTGCGATGGTGCCGTTGAGGAACAGCGTCCGTTCCGTCGTCGGCATCTGATCCGCCTGGTTCGTCACCGTCCTGTTCTTCCACTTCCAGAACTTCTTCATCGGAATCCTCCTTTCCGTTTTTTGTATTTGCAAAAGCACCCGCATCAGCAAGTGGGAGCATATTGCCGTTGATGAGGTAAAGGTCTCCGCCGTCTTCGGCCGGGATGCGGTCGAGGTTCTCCAGTTCGCGGATGTCATTGGCGCTCATCCAGCCGTTCTGCCTCGCTGTGGCGTATCCGTTCATGCGGCTCTGATAGTCGCCGCGCAGAAGACCTTCCACGTTGAACTTCACGAAATACTCCCTCTTCTCTCCGGGAGAGAGGAGCGTCCTCTGAATGGATTGCTCCCATCTGATCACCCAGGGATCGAGGGTGTATTTCACGAATTCAAGGGATTGCTGCTCAATATTTGAAAAGCTCGACTTTTCCAGGTCAGCCAGCATGTGCGGCGGTACGCGGAAAATTCGAGCAATTTCGTTTATCTGGAACTTGCGCGTCTCAAGGAACTGCGCCTGTTCCGGCGATATGGATATCGGCGTGTATTTGAGTCCTTCCTCCAGCACGGCGATCTTGCCGCTGTTTTGAGAACCGCCGAACTGACTCATCCACGATTCGCGGACTCTCTGCGGATCCTTGATCGTGCCGGGGTGCTCAAGAACGCCGGAAGGCGCGGCGCCGTTTGCAAAGAACTTGCTGCCGTACTCCTCGGTCGCCATTGCAAGACCTATGGCGTTCTTTGCCATAGCAATGGGGCTGTAGCCGACAAGACCGTCAAAGCCCAGACCGGGGATGTGCAGCACATCGCTCGGAGAGAGTATGACCGTTTCATATTTCCCGCCGGGTTCATCGGTCGACATCTGATACTGATAGAAAAGCCGACCGTTCTTGTCCCGGTCGACTGTCATCTTGTTCGGCATCAGCGGATATAGGGCAACAACTTCGCCGCGTCCGTTTCGGATCACCTGGGCGTAAGCATTACCCCACAGGAGAAGGTGCGTCATGAGCGTTTCCCGGAAAACGAAAGAACTCATCTCCGGGTTCGGTTCATCATGGAGCAGTTGATACAAGGGGTGATCGATGGCCTTTTCCTTGCCGCCGTCTTTCCTGTAGTGATAAAGATGGATCGGGAGACCTGCGATGGCCTCGGCAAGGATGCGGACACAGGAATACACCGCCGTCATCTGCATGGCTGACCGTTCCGTCACTACCTTGCCGGACGTAGTCCCGCCCATATAGAAGGCGTATCCGCTGCCCGCTGTTCTGTTCGTAGGCTTATCTCTGGATTTGAACAGGCCGCTGAAAATACCCATAACACGTTACCTCCATTTCACAAAAATAAAAGACCGCGCGTATCGTATACGCTCTCGGTCGAGTCAGCACCGCACCGTATTGCGCGATCAAGCGCCATGATTGTCGCAATGGCGCCGTCAATCTTTTCAGTTGATTTTTCTTTGTCGGCTTTTATATTGCCGGCGGGATCGGTACGGATGTAGATGTTGTCCATCATCCATCGCAGAACAGGATTTCCACCGTGCGCGATTTTCCTCTCAAGCGTCAGCTTCATCAGCTCCTTCGTAGGCGGAGACATATCTTTGAAGCCCTGCCCGAAGGGGACAACCGTAAAGCCCATGTTCTCCAGATTCTGGACCATCTGCACGGCGCCCCAGCGGTCGAACGCGATCTCCCGGATGTTGAACCGTTCGCCCAGCTTCTCAATGAACTTCTCAATGAAACCGTAGTGGACGACGTTTCCCTCCGTGGTCATAATGTAGCCTTGCCGCTCCCACACGTCATAGGGGACGTGATCTCGCCGGATTCTCAGATTCAGCGTTTCTTCCGGCACCCAGAAATACGGAAGTATGGAGAACTTTTCGTCTTCATCCGTCGGAGGAAATACAAGCACGAAAGCCGTGATGTCGGTGGTGCTTGAAAGGTCGAGCCCTCCATAGCACACGCGTCCCTCCAGATCGTCTTCCGAAACCAGGAACGCACACGCATCCCATTTTTCCATTGGCATCCATCTGATTGCCTGCTTGACCCATTGGTTGAGTCTCAACTGACGGAAAGCGTTTTCCTCACCGGGATTCTGCTTTGCCGACTCACAGGCGGCCTTGACCTTATCAATGCCGACCGTAATGCCGAGGGAGGGATTCGCTTTCTTCCAGACCTTCGGATCGGTCCAATCATCCGTTTCATCGGCCCCGTAAATCACCGGGTAGAAAGTCGGGTCGATCTTTCGCCCGGCAAGAATGTCCTTCGCCTTTTGATGGGTCTCATAGCAGATGCTCTGCGTGTCCGTCCCCGCCGTCGTGATCAGAAAGTACAGAGGCTGCATCCTGGCGTCGCCGGAACCTTTCGTCATAACGTCGAACAGTTTCCGGTTCGGCTGGGTGTGCAGCTCATCAAAGACGACGCCGTGGATGTTGAACCCATGCTTGGAATACGCTTCTGCCGACAGAACCTGATAAAAGCTGTTTGTCGGCTGATAGATGATCCTCTTCGTTGCAGAGAGGATCTTGCACCTTTTGTTCAGAGCGGGACACATACGGATCATATCCGCCGCCACCTCAAAAACGATGGACGCCTGCTGCCGGTCCGCCGCGCATCCGTAGACCTCGGCGCGTTCTTCGCCGTCTCCACAGGTAAGCAGAAGGGCGACCGCCGCCGCAAGCTCAGACTTGCCTTGCTTCTTCGGTATTTCAATGTATGCCGTATTGAACTGCCTGTATCCGTTGGGCTTCAGAATGCCGAAAACATCCCGGACGATCTGTTCCTGCCACGGTATCAGTTTAAACGGCTTTCCGGCCCAGGTGCCTTTCGTGTGAGACAGACACTGTATGAAATTGACCACGTAATCCGCCGCCTCCACGTCGTAATGCGAATCCTTCGCCATGAACGGAGACGGCGTGAATATCTTTACTCTTTTAGCCATTGCAAATACACCTGCTCCGATATCTTCGCCATCATGACCGGAGGCACGCTCATTCCGCAAACGTACTGAACGTCCTGGTCAAGGAAGTTGTAATCCTGCGGAAAAGTCTGGCATCCGATGATGTCCTTGTCCGTCATCAGAAGACCGTCGCACATACGGAAGCAATATCCGCCGGCGGTGATCGTCTGAACAGGCTCATCGTCATGGTTGATCGGCGAAGTGAACCCGCTGTTCTTCTTTCTGACGCGGACACTGATATCCGCCAGGCATCTGTCCGACGGGATACGGTACTTGAGCAGCTTCGCCGACATATTGTCCTCCGGCAGAGTCTTGCCGTAAGGCTCACGGACGACTGAGAACGGTATCGGCTTTGACCGGAACTCCATCTTCAGCTTCGGGTATGACAGATCCTTCCTGTGCGCGATGAAGAAGACCCGCTCACGTTTTTGGGGAACTCCCATCAATG